CGTCCACCGGGTCCTCCACGGACAGGCCGGAGATATGGGCGCTGCCGGAATAATAATTCGTCGCGTTGACAAAGAGCCTGAGCGAGACTTCCGTTCCGTTTAAGTACGCCTCCTGCAGCGCCCTCTGGCCGGTGGTGTCCGTATGCACCGAGTAGAAGCCTTCGGCCGATGCCGACCATTCTTTCAGGCCGGCGATGAATTTCTTCCAGTCGTCGCCGAGGGCCGTCACCTCAAGCGTATCCGCCCCCAGCTCCAAAGACCAGCTGCTTATATCCATAACGGCACTTGCACCAAGCCCCAGTTTGCCGCTTTTACCTGCTATGGCCATGGTTTATCCCTCCTCAAACTGAAATTCAAATTCCAGGGATACGGCATAAAGCCCCGTATCCGCTTCATAGTCGGACACTTCATCCAGGAGCAGGACAGAGCCGATGGTCAGGCCGGTCATCGCCCCGGTGAAGTTTTGCAGCGCCCTTTGGATGGTCTTGGCCGTTTCCGCCGCTTGTTTATATGACTTGGCAAACGAGCTAAACTGCAGCCGCTGCTTCACGAAACCGGTATCCGCTGTCAGGCTGTGCAGCCGCTCCACCGAGACGGGGAAGTAGGCCACAGCCGGAAGGGCGCATTTTTGCGGCAAGAGGAAAGGGTAGAGGGCGTTATTTAGTTTTGGCTGCAGATAGCTGCTGACAGCTTCCTCCAGTCTCATCATGTCACCCTCCCGATTGCCTTTAAAAGCTCGTCGGTTACCACCTTGGCGACGCTCTTTTTGTTTTCGTCAATGGCCGGGCGGAGAAAGGGCTGGGCCTTCATTTTGGATGTCCCAAGCTCCACCGGGGCAAAATGCGCCGCTCCTTTTCCCCTTGTTACCACATGCTCGCTTTTGATATTGGGCTTGCGTACTTTGCTTTTCTTGAGCGTTAAGCTGTCCCGCAAGAGTCCGGTATCCACCGGCGCTTTTTGCTTGGCCGCCGCCAGCACAATTTCGGCCCCGGCCGTCGAGGCTTTGTCGAGCGCCTCCGCCGCCGCGTTGCCCAGCTGCTCCACGAGCTTGATGGCCTCGTCTAAGCCCTCGATATGGGTTTTCAGTTTCTTTACCCGTACCCGTTTAGCCATCCGGGACACTCTCCTTGCACATGAGATTAAGCTCGACGCCGCGCTCCTCAAAGTTAAGGGCGGAGATAATCTCAAAAATACGCAGGCCAAAGACGACGCGCATTTTCGGCGTGATCCCGCTGCGATAGCGCATACTGATTTTTGTGGAAACCTCCGCGTTGGTCTGGGCGGAAGCGAAGTACTCCTTGCCGGAAACGGGAGTGACGCTGGCCCAGACCAACGCCACATCCATCCATACATGTTCCTCCGCGCCAAAGCTGTCTCTGCCGGTGGTATATGCCTGAATCCTGACCCGGTGCCGCAGCTTCCCGATCTTCATCACCACTCCGCCTTTCGGTAGGAGAAGAGCAGGGCTTTAAGCATCTTGATCAGCTCGTCGCTATCAAGCTCGTTTCGCTCCTCAAAAAGCTTGGCCACGGCAAAGTAGACAGCGTGCTTGACCGGCTCGGGGAGGCTTTGCGCAAACTCGCTCAAAGGGAAGCGCAGGATGCCTTCCACCAGATCCTCCGCCGCTTCAATCATGCTTTCGATGAGCGCGTCCTCAGCTTCGCCGTCAACTCTAAGCCACGCTTTTGTATCTTCCAGTGTGACCACCACCGCGCCCGCCCCCTTCCAGAACTGGGCAGGCAGCCGTTTAGGACTGCCTGCCATAAGTTAATTACGCTTTTTGCTGCAATATCTTGATGGCCTCCGGCAGCACCAGCTTGCCGTCCACGCGCTGGGTGGCGATAAAGCCTACCTGCCCGGTGGGGGCGAACAGTTCGCTTAGCCGCTTGAACACCCGGCCTTGACGGTCAGCCACCCAGTAATAGCCGAAATCACCGAACACCACAGTCTTGGCCCCCGCCTCAATGACCGGCACAAAAGCCGAGGTGTACAAGGGGCGGTTGAGGATGGTATCAGGCGTCGCCTCCTTGATGGACGGCTGCCACAGGTATTGGCCGGTGCTGTCCTTTAGCTTGCGGATGGCCTTGACCGTGGCGTCGTTCATGACAAAGACCGCTTTCTTGCGGTAAGGGGACTTGAGGCTGTAGAACAGGTCCAGTATCTCGTCCAGCGTAATGGCTGCCGGGGCGGCTGTTGTCACGCCAACCTGCCCGCCGCCTGTGGCGGCAAGGATGCCGGTGGGTTTGCCAAGGCCGTCGCCCACAAAGAAAGCTTCCTCCTCCTTGGCGCCGATGCGGCGGGCGAACTCCCTGGCGATGTAGTTCTCCAGATTAAAGACACTGTCGTTTAGGAGCTCCTCGCTGACCTTAATCATGGTGGCCAGCTTGAAAGCGCCGATGGACACCTGACCGAAGCTGTCGTCGCTTTCGGGGATCTGTCCTTCCTCATCCACCCAGGAGGCGGTGCCCTTGCTTGCCACCACAGGGATCTTGCGGTCGCCGCTGGAGGTGGTAATGACATTGGCCAGCTGGCGGAAAATGTTTTCTTCCTCAAGGGATTTTACCAGAGTGCGCTCAAACTCGTCGGGCACCAGGTAGCCGCCTTCGGTATCCTCGCCGACCTGCAGCGCGTTTTGGATATCGGCAGTGCGTTTGCCGCGCATAGCGTTCCAAAAGGCCCGCTTATACTCGGCGGCAGCCCGGCCGGTCTTAGCATCGCCGTGGACAGACGGCTTGTTGGTGATGGGGGCGTTGGTCGGTAGGGAAAGCTCCGCGTCAAGGGCGGCCTGGCGCTCCAGCCGCTCGATCTCCCTGCCCAGCGCCACCACGTCGCCCTCCATCTTTTCATAGGAAGCGGTGTCCTCGGCGGACAAAAGCCCGTCTCCGCCCCGCTTGCTGTCAAGGTATGCCTTGGCGGCTTCCCATGCCTTGGCGCGCTTTTCGCGCAGTTCCAGGATTTTGCTCATTCTTGTTTCCTCCTTAAAATTTAGTGGGAAATTAATGAGAGCCGCTTATCCAGCGACTCTATGGGGGTACCCGTTTTCGGCTTGGCCTTGGGGATTTTCCCAAGCAGGGAGTTGGCGACCGCCTTGCGGCTGAAAATGAGGCCTTCTCCTGGTTCTTGCGGTTCCTCGCCGGATGTGAACAGGATTTTGTCCGCAAAGCCGAGTTCCACGGCTTTTTTGGCGTTCATCCAGGTTTCCGCATCCATGAGATGGGAGAGCTTCACTCTCGACAGGCCGGATTTCAGCTCATAGGCGTTGATGATGCTCTCCTTGACCTCATCCAAGAGCGCCTTGGCGCGGAGCATCTCATCGCTGTCGCCGATGGCGATGGTGCTGGGATTATGGACCATAAGCATACTCACCGGCGACATATATACCTCGCCGCCGGCCATGGCGACGACCGAGGCGGCGCTGGCGGCCAGGCCGTCAATCTTGACGGTGACCTGCCCGGCATAGTCCATTAGCATGTTGTAAATTTGTGCCGCCGCAAACACATCACCGCCGGGTGAGTTAATCCATACCGTGATGTTGCCCGAACCTGCCAGCAGCTCGCCTTTAAACAGCTTGGGTGTCACCTCGTCGCCCCACCAGGACTCTTCGGCGATGGGGCCGTTAAGATAGAGGGTGCGCTCATCATCGGAATTGCGCACCCAGTTCCAGAATTTCCTCATGTACTGACCTCCTTCGGGTGGTTTTGGTAAGCCGCACCCACGTCCTTAAGCTTGACCATATTACCGTTTAAAACATAGACATTCCCGCCATCCTCATCAGGGATTAGGTTCAGATCTTCAAGTTGGCGCACATCGTTTGGAGAGAAAAAGCCGTTTTGAATACCTGTAGAATAGCCATCCATTCTTTCTTTGTATGAGCCCCGCAGCAGCCCGTCTACATTGAACCGCACAAAGTAGCGGGGCTTTTCCGAAGGAAGGAGAAGGGACTGCTGCAAAGCCTGCTCCCAGCGCACCACCCACGGATCGAGGGTGTACTTGACGAATTCCAGCGACTGCTGCTCGATGTTGGAAAAGCTGGACTTCTCAAGATCGCCGACCATGTGGGGCGGCACTCTGAAAATGCGGGCAATCTCGTTGATTTGAAACTTCCTTGTTTCCAGAAACTGCGCCTGTTCCGGCGGGATGCCGATAGCCTGAAACTTCATGCCCTCTTCCAGCACCGCGATGCGCTGGGCGTTGCCGCTGCCCTGATAGACCGCATTCCAGCTTTCCCGTACCCTTTTGGGGTCCTTGACCACGCCCGGATGCTCCAGTACGCCGCCCGGATTGGCTCCGTTGGCGAAAAAGGAGGCGCCGTACTCCTCCGTCGCCATGGCCATGCCGATAGCGTTCTTGGCAATGGCGATGGGCGAGTAGCCGATCAGGCCGTCAAAGCCAAGGCCAGGGATATGCAAGACCTCGTCCCGGCGCAGCGTCAGCGTTTCGCTGTCTGGGCTGATCCGGCTTTCCTCGGCATCGCGGCGGTAGGTATAGGTCAGTTCGCCGTTTGCGCTTCTTGCCACATCCATCTTGTTTGGCAGCAGGGGATAGAGGGCCAGCACCTGACCGCGCCCGTCCCGGATGATCTGGGCGTAGGCGTTGCCCCAAAGCAGAAGATGACTCATCAGCGTTTCCCTGAACACAAACGATGTCATCTCCGGGTTTGGTTCGTTATGGAGGAGGTAGTACAGCCGGTGCCCCACAGCTTTTTCCTTGCCGCCGTCGGCTTTGTAGCGGTATATGCGCAGCGGCAGCCCGGCGATGGCTTCGGCCAGTATGCGCACGCAGGCATACACTGCCGTGGCCTGCATGGCTGTTCTTTCGTTAACGGTCTTGCCGCTGGCGGTACCACCGAACAGGAAGGAGACCCCGCTGCCTACGCGGTTTTGCGGCTTGTCACGGGAACGGAAAAAGAAGTTTTGTATCACCCCCAAGGCACATCACCTCATAATGTAGTAGTATTCTTGTAAAACATCACAATATATGGTATATTTTTATTGGCACTCAGATGGGTTGAGTGCTAATAAAAAGAAAGGAGAATTCAAATGGCTCTGAAACCGGGAAACAAAGCCCCAGCTTCCGGGCAATACGGTATAGTTGGCCCTCGCGGCGGTAAAAAAGACAAAGAAGTAACCGTTGTCAAAGGCGAGCCTATGCCGCCGACACCGAAGCCACGCCATGGGTATGTTATGAATGATCCCACTAAGAACAAGTCTGGCAAACCCTAAAAACTGAATAGCTACCGACTGAGCTGCCGATAGCGGCAGTTCTTTTTTATAAGATCAGCAGCCCTCTTCCGTCGTAAACTGAACCGCCTCCGTTGCCGTAGCCGCAGCGCAGGGCCCGGTCGAGCGCCATAATCGTCGCCACCGCACCGTCGATTCTCTCCGTGGATTTTTCTTTATCCGGCTTGATGTTTCCGGCGGGGTCAGTGCGAATGAAGATATTGTCCATCATCCAGCGCAGGACGGGATGCCCGCCGTGGGCAATTTTCTCCTCCAAGGTCAGCTTCATCAGTTCCTTGGTGGGCGGCGACATATCCTTAAAGCCCTGCCCGAAGGGAACGACGGTAAATCCTAACCCCTCAAGGTTCTGCACCATCTGCACCGCGCCCCAGCGGTCAAAGGCGATTTCGCGGATGTTGTACTTTTCGCCTAAATTTTCAATGAACCGCTCAATGAAGCCGTAATGTACCACGTTCCCCTCGGTGGTGAGGAGATGCCCCTGTTTCTCCCAAAGGTCGTACTGCACGTGGTCGCACCGCACCCGTAGGATGATATTGTTCTCCGGCATCCAAAAGAAAGGCAGGACGCTGTATTTGTCGTCCTCATCTTCCGGCGGGAACACCAGCACAAAGGCGGTAATGTCGGTAGTGG